AGCAATTCTAGGTGCGGGGAGGGACTTAAGACTTTATTTTAGTTATACTATTGACATTCATCGAAAAGTATGCTATAATATTACTATAGATTAAAAAAAAGATTCACCTAAAAAGGCTTCTCTTAGAAATAACCTTTTATTATCATTCTAATTACCATTTTAGTTGAAACTATAGTATAACTAAGGAGCTAAAATGAGTAAAAAGAATAAAGGTTCACCAAATTTATACAAAGGTATGCCGTCTTTAAACCCAAACGGTAGACCAAAAGGTAGTGTCAACAAGTATACAGCCTTAAGCAGAGAGTTAATGTCTGCAAAAGGTCCGGAGATTGTACAAAGAGTTATAGATTTAGCACTCGAAGGTGACAGGACTTGTCTTAAAATGTGTATGGATAGAATCCTACCCACAACTAAGGCAGTAGAGCTAAGGTCACAAGAAGGTAAGGGCAATGTTGTAATTAATGTTGGTGGTCTTACTGAAAAAGTAATAGAAGCTGATAAGAAAGAACCTTTAGAGTATGAAGAAGGTGTAATAATATCAGAAGAGAGTGTAGATAAGACTATCATAAAGATAGGTAATAATGAGTAGGGAGTTAGATGTATCACTACACCCGGCTCAACTAGAAATCTTTAATAGTAAGGCGAGATTTAAAGTAGTAAGTGCGGGTAGACGCTTTGGTAAATCTAGGCTGGCAGCTTGGATATTAATTATTAAAGCACTACAGTCGGAAGATAAGGATGTCTTTTATATAGGTCCTACCTTCCAACAGGCTAAAGATATTATGTGGGGTATGCTGAAGGAATTACTTCAGGATACAGATTTAATACAGCAGACCCACGAGAATACAGCTACTATGACTTTAGTCAACGGTAGAAAGATTAGCTTAAAGGGGAGTGACAGACCCGATACTTTAAGGGGCGTGGGACTTGCTTATGTGGTCCTAGACGAATATGCCTCGATGAAGGTCGAAGTGTGGGAACAAATTATAAGACCTACGCTTGCAGATGTAAAAGGTGGTGCGTTATTTATAGGTACGCCCGCCGGGAAGAATCACTTCTATGAGATATGGAAAGAAGCGGATGATGAAAAGAATGAAGACTGGGAAGCATTTCAGTATAATTCTACAGACAATCCGATATTAGACCCTGAAGAGATAAAAGTTGCTAGGGAGACTATGTCTACCCAAGCCTTCAGGCAAGAATTTGAAGCTAGTTTTGTCTCCTTTACAGGTGGTATATTTAAACAAGATTGGTTGAAATACGACACAGAAGAGCCAAAAGAAGGTAATTATGTTATTTCTGTTGACCCGGCTGGTTTTGAAAAGGTAGAAAAAGAACGTGGTCTTAAAGGGAGTAAACTAGATGAAACAGCTATATCAATCGTTAAAATTAACAATGATGAGTGGTGGGTCAAAGATATACTCCACGGCAGATGGAATATTAAAGAAACTGCTTCTAAAATATTACAGGCTGCAATTGAGAATCAGGCGACTATTGTCGGAATAGAATCCGGAGCTTTAAAGAACGCCATACTTCCTTATCTAGAAGATGAGATGAGGGCACAAAATAGATGGGTAGTCATAACAGATGTAACCCACGGTGGCAAAAAGAAAGCAGATAGAATTACTTGGGCTCTACAAGGTAGAATGGAGCACGGAAAGATTTCCTTTAATAAAGGGAATTGGAATAGAGACTTTGAATCACAGTTATTAGAGTTTCCTACAAGCGGAACACACGACGATATGGTGGATAGTCTCGCTTATATAGACCAAGTTAGTGTAGCAGACTTTATGCACACTATAGAAATTGATGAGGATTGGCAACCTTTTGATGAAGTAGCAGGATATTGATAAGGATATAAATGGCAAATTACGATTCAGAAAAAGATTATAGAGCTTTATCTCAATGGTTATCCGGTAGATTAGAAAACTGGAGAAATCACAGAGATAATAACTATCTAAAGCAATGGGACGAATATTATCGTCTATGGCGTGGTATGTGGACCACAGAGGACCAAAACCGTAGGTCAGAAAAGTCTAAAATTATTACTCCTGCCCTTCAACAAGCAGTAGAGGCTAGTGTAGCAGAGCTCGAAGAAGCTACATTTGGCAGAGGAAAATGGTTCGACATACAAGATGATATGTTGGACGAGAATAAACAAGATGTAGAATATATTCGTAACCTCCTACAAGAAGATTTAGAGGGAGCAGGATGTAAAGATGCTCTATGTGAGGTATTTCTTAACGGTGCTGTATACGGTACAGGTATTGCTAAGATTATTACCGAAGAAAAAACGGATAGAAGACCTGTAGAAGTTCCTGTAGAAGGAACACTTACAACAGTCAGACAGATAGAAGACTATGTTACTGTAGATGTTAAAGTTGAGGCAGTATCTCCTAAAGAATTTATTATTGACCCTAGCGCTAATACTATTAATGAAGCATTAGGAGTCGCTCACGAGGTATATAAGCCTAGATATATTTTATCTGAGGGTATGGCTAAGGGTATATACCGAGAAGTCGATATATCGGCAGATACGGACGTCGTACAAATAGGTTACGACCCTGAATACATTCAAAAAGACGCTTCAGACCAAATTAAAATCTGTGAGTATTGGGGTAAAGTACCTAGAAAGTTCTTAAACTCTAAAATAGACTTAGATGATTTTGAATATGACGAAGATGAGCTAGTAGAAGCTGTAGTTACTCTAGCTAATGACTCTCATATATTAAGAGCTGAAGAAAATCCGTTTATGATGGTTGACAGACCATTTGTTAGCTATCAACACGACATCGTCCCAAACAAGTTTTGGGGGAGAGGAGTTTGTGAGAAGGGGTATAACCCGCAAAAAGCATTAGATGCAGAGATGAGAGCTAGGATTGACTCCTTAGCACTCACTACTACACCAATGATTGCCGCAGACGCTACTAGACTACCGCGTGGCATCAAACTTGAAGTTCGTCCCGGTAAGACTATCCTTACTAATGGAGACCCAAGGCAAGCAATTATGCCTTTAACTTTAGGTTCAACAGACCAAAATACCTACAATCAGGTTGCTTCGTTGCAAAATATGATTCAGATGGGTACTGGTTCTGCTGATATGGGTGTTCCGGATAGGGCTACATCTAGTGGTATGTCAATGATTCAGTCTGCGAGCATTAAGAGACAGAAACGTACCTTAATGAATTTCCAAAATACATTCCTCATACCTATGATTAATAAGAGTATGTGGAGAAAGATACAATTTGATGTAGACAGGTATCCTGTTACTGATTATAAGTTCGTACCATACTCTACTATGGGTATTATGGCTAAAGAGCTTGAAATGCAGCAAATGGTACAAATGCTCCAGTCAATTCCGAAAGACTCTCCAGCTTTCAATGTCTTGTTGTTAGCTATCTTTCAGAACTCTAGTATCCATAATAGAGACCAAGTGGTTCAATCACTTATGCAAGGCTTCCAGCCTAATCCTGAACAACAACAGATGCAGCAGATGGCTCAACAGCTACAAATGCAGCAACTACAGGCTGATATACAGAAGACACTAGCAGAAGCACAAGAAGAACAAGCTAAAGCTATGAAACATCAAGCAGATGCAGGTTCGTCACAGCCACAGAATGAACTAGATGTACAAGAAAGAATTATGAGTCTACAGAAGAAAATGATGGAACTAGAAAAAATGAAGGCTGATATACAGAAGCAGTATTCAGAAACAGCTAGAAATATACCTGAAGTAGAACACCTTAAATCGGAGACAGCATTAAATTATGCAAACGCAGCTAGACGACCAAACTAAACAGTTTTATAGAGCTAGGCAAGATTTAATAGAGCAAGACGGATGGAGAGACTTAGTCGAAGAACTAAAAAATCTCGAAGAAATCTATAATAAATTAGACTCAATAGAGTCTGACAGAGACCTTTGGTTCGCTAAGGGTCAGGTGTCAATTTTAAGGCAGATAATTGCTTTAGAAGAGGCAACTAAACAAGCGGTGGAAGAACTAGACATATAGCCCCACCATTTTTTAACTTCATAACCCTGAGAGGGGCGGAGAATGACAATTATGAGTAATATAGTAGTGGACGCTGACACGCAAGTACCAGCAGATGTAGAAATTTCAAATGTAGACGAAAGTACGATAACAGACACAACAACAGCAGAAGACACAATGGACCAAGTTGCTGAGGCAGTAGATGCTTCGGAAGCTACAGAAAGTTCAGAAATACCTTCTAAGTTTGCCGGAAAGTCAACAGAAGAAATTATAGATAGTTATACTAACCTTGAAAAGGAACTGGGTCGTAAGGCACAGGAAGTTGGAGAGTTAAGGAAATTATCGGATAGTTTTCTACAAGCTGAGGTAGCGAGAACAAAGCAAAATCCACAAGATAACACTCCATTAGAAACTAAAGATAATGATGTAGATTTTTTTGATGACCCTAATAAAGCGGTCAACAATATGATTGAAAATCACCCGAAGTTTCAAGAGTTTCAACAGTTTCAAGCTCAACAAGCACAAGCTGGAGCTGAAGCAAGATTGAAACAAACACATCCTGATTTTACTGATGTTATAAAAGACACAGCATTTCAGGAATGGGTACAAGATAGTCCGATTCGTATGCAAATGTTTCAAGCGGCTGACGCTTATAACTTTGATGCGGCTAACGAGTTACTGACCAACTGGAAAGACAGGTCTATGATTAGTAAGACGCAACAAGTCAAAGAGAAAGCGGAAGTAGAAAGAAAAGAAGCGCTTAAAGCAGGAACAGCAGAATCGAGAACATCTTCAGGCTCAAGCAAAGGAGGTAAGACGTATAGACGTGCTGACCTAATTCGCTTAAAAATGGAAAACCCTAGTCGGTATGAGTCATTACAAGATGAAATATATAGTGCTTATGCTGAAGGTAGGGTTGTTTAATAAAATGCTAATATGACTTATAGGAGTTAATTGAAATGGCAAATATGACAATCACGACCGCAGCAGCGTTCATTCCTGAAATTTGGAGTGATGAAGTTGTTGCGACGTATAAAGCAAACCTTGTTGCAGCTAATCTAGTTCGCAACTTAAACCACTCAGGCAAAAAAGGCGATACTATCAACATCCCAACACCGGGTCGTAACGCTGCAAGTGCCAAGGTTAAAGACGCTACTGTTACTTACGTTACTGATACAGCAACTAATACACCAGTAGTAATCGACCAACACTTTGAATGGTCAACGCAAATTGAAGATATCGCAGAGCTTCAGGCTTTAGCTTCAATGCGTAAATTCTACACAGACGATGCTGGCTATGCTCTCGCAAAGCAAGTTGACTCTAAAATTATTGCTGACCTAGATGGTGCTTCTGCACTAAGTGGTGGTAATGCTGTAATTGCAGCTGTAACAGATTGGGATGCTTCAATCCTAATCGCTATTGAGAACCTTAACGACAACGATGTACCTTTAGAAGGGCGTTCTCTAATTGTTACTCCTTCTTGTATGACTGCACTAATGACTGAGCAACGCTTTACTGAGCAACAGTTTATTGGTGATGGTAATGCAATTAAGACAGGTAAAATCGGTCAAATCTACGGCGTAGACGTTTATATGTCTACTCAAGTAGGTACTGGTAATACTGAGAAGGCGTTCTTATTCCAAAGAGACGCTCACGTCTTAGCAACTCAGCAAGCAGTTCGTTCACAGACACAGTATAAGCAAGAATATCTTGCAGATTTATTTACTGCTGATACTGTTTACGGTACTAAGGTTATTCGTCCAAGTTCTATCCAAGAACTTACGTCGTAAGTTTAACCACGGAGCTCTCCTCTTTATGGGGAGAGTTTCACATTAAACTTAGGAGATAGGGTTATGAAATTAAGTAGAAGAAAGAGATGGGCTTTAGCGGTATTACGAAGAATTAGGAGATTGTAAACAATGGCTATTGATAGAGGGTACGGAATTGCTACATCATCAGTATTAGCTGACAGTTATGACTTAGATGCTCTAATTGCAGATACTGAAGCTGCCAAAGTTGCCGCACAAACAGCGCAAACTAACGCAGAGACGGCAGAAACAAACGCTGAGACAGCAGAAACTAATGCTGCCGCTAGTGCTACGGCTTCAGCCGCTAGTGCCGCAAGTATAACAGGAGCAGAAGCTAATAGTGCCGCTAGTGCTACAGCAGCCGCTAGTAGTGCAGCTTCAGCAGCCAGTTCAGCGACAGCAGCAGCTACGTCTAAAACTGGAGCAGATACAGCTAAGACAGCAGCAGAAACTGCAGAAACTAATGCTGAGACTGCTGAGACCAACGCAACTACTCAAGCTACTAACGCAGCTTCTAGTGCTACTGCCGCTTCTAATAGCGCTTCTAGTGCTTCTAGTTCAGCATCTACTGCCACTACACAGGCAAGTGCTGCATCTAGTTCAGCCTCAGCCGCATCAACATCAGAAACTAACGCTTCAAGTTCAGCGTCAGCAGCCGCTACAAGTGCAGCTAGTGCCGCAGGTTCAGCTACAACAGCTACTAATGAAGCGAGTACAGCAACTACAAAAGCTAGTGAAGCATCAACTTCTGCTACTAACGCAGCAACTTCAGCTACCACAGCAACTACACAGGCTTCTAGTGCTTCTACAAGCGCAACAGCAGCAGCCGCAAGTGCAGCCGCAGCAGCAGCTTCAGCAGACGCATTCGACGATACATATTTAGGTGGTAAGGCTAGTGACCCATCAGTAGATAATGATGGTGATGCACTAACAGAAGGCGATATGTACTTTAACACTACTTCGGATAGAATGAAAGTCTATACCGGTAGTGCTTGGACAGAAGTATCAGTAGACCCAGCAACAGTAGTAACTAAGACATCAGCCACAGGTTCAGGAGCACTCCCCGCAGGTACAACAGCACAAAGAGATGGCTCACCTTCTGCTGGATTTATTAGATTCAACACAACAGACACCAGCGCTGAGATTTATGATGGTTCAGCTTGGAGTCCAGTAGGTGGTGGTAACACTACAGACAAAGGTTTGTACGAACACGCACATACCATATCAGCTAACTATAGCATAACAAGTGGCAACAACGCTATGACTGCTGGTCCGATTACAATCAACTCAGGAATTTCAGTTACGATTCCAACGGGTTCAACTTGGGTGATAGCATAATGGCAAAAGTTAAAATACAAGGACACGCTTCAGGAACAGGGGTACTAACTGTAACTGCTCCGAATACGAGTACAGACAGAACGATAACACTACCTGACTCAACAGGTACTTTATTAGCATCTGAAGGTGCAGTAGTAGTAAATGAAAGTGGTGC